ATCATATGATGTTGCTAGGTTAAATAACCAATTATTTGAAAAGGAATCCTGTGGATTAATTCCAAGAGTTTTAATTTCTGCAGTATCGCCCTTAGAATAGTAATAAGTTTTATCAACTATATCGAGATTATCTAAAACAGAATCAATTTTTACTTTTATTAATTGATTTTCATAGGTTGCATATGCAAAAGTATTAATACTAATGCTACTAGAATCTAAAATTGTTGCAGTTATATTGGAGCAACCGAAAAATTGGGTAAGTGATTTTGAAGTATATGATACTATACCTATGCTATCATCACTATAAGTTACCGATAATTCTCCACTCTGTGGAAATCCCACAGTGGAATCAACAGATAAAACTGTAAATCCTGTAGAAACTTGTCCAATTAACTTTGTTTTTGCATGAATGGAAAAATTTCCATAAACAGAACCATCAACATTGATATCTTTATTATATCCAGCATCAAGACTTAATTTATAATAGGTATTTCCTGCTTCTGATGTTATTTTTTCAACTTTTGCAATAGGTGCATATGCTTTTGAAATATCTCCATATTCATCTTGAAATAATGTTAAATTTACAAGATTTAGGGGATCTCCAGAAAAACTTTCAACAACTAAATCTTTGGTTACATCATAATTTGCGTCTGATGGTCTAAAAAGATACTCTTTTGGGCGAATTATAGATACATTTTCACCATAAAGTGCCTTAAACAAAATTTCAAAAGATTGATCAGTTCCTTTGCTTCTATAAAAATCCTTTGCCTGCTTAATGAACAGAGATTGATTCAGATTTTCATTTAAACTTCTATCTTCAAAACCAGGAAGTAACTGATATTTTGACTTAGTTAAGAATTCTTTTAAGAATAAAGAACTTAAATTTATAATTATTGCATCGGAAGCATGTTCTGCAACTTGAGATTGTGAAAATACTAATTCATCTGGTTGATTTTGCTTATTATATGATGTAACACCACTAAAACCTCTTATACAACCAGTGAAAGAACTGTCAGTTTTTCCTGTATAGGTAATGATCTCATCATCAATTTGAATTAATCCATATGAATCGGGAAATCCATAGGTTCCATTTGATATTGGTGGATTAAATGCTACATTAATTACATCATCTGTAATTAATACAGCGGAAGATAGTGATGCAATTCCAACTTGATTTGTTTGCTCATCAATTTTTACATATTTGTCAATATTTTGTATTAAATCAACGGCAGCTCCCGTAAATTCTTGGGATATGTAATACTGAGATAAAAATTCAGAAACTAATGGAAAATCTTCCCTCACATATGAAGGAAGTTGGTTCTGGACAATGTTGCTAAACTTGATTCTAGTTTCTGTCATTTGATTATGATCTTACTAAGTTCCCGTTGGTGTAGCTTGAAGTTACAATATAATTTGATGCGGATGGATCAAGACCTGACGAAATTTCATCAACAACCATTTCAAATATACTATTGTTAATATCTAGTTGCAAATATAAATCCTGTAATCCAATTACATCATTTGACTGTGGGATTACAGAAACTTCTATAATCGATTGTCCATCTTTGGTTTTTGCGGAAGTAATATTGATTGGATTTAGAGTGATAATACCTTTAATGTAATCAATTTTACCAACACCTCTTCTTATAATTGTTGCAGTTGTGGATGATGTATTTGGAACAGTGAATAAGAATATAGATCCAGTAGTTCTATTTGTGTCTGGAATATCTGAAAGATATACATCTTGTTGAACTCCACTTACTCTAAATGCCGAAGATTTGATATTATATCCATTCATACTATTAATATGAAATTGATTTCCAAATCCAATAGAGTATTCTGCAAAGGTATTTAAAACAACCCTAAGATCCCTTCTCATTTGAACCATAGTAATATTTGAAGTAACAGATGGGTGACTATCATCTATAATTTTCAAAAATTTGCTGTACTTAAATCTTGCGCCATACTTATTTAACTCCGTTGATTCAGCGTACTTATTGGCATTTGATTGAATAGTACTGGAGACATATGCAGAGTTTGGAGCAAGATTTGTATTGTAATAAACTTTTGAATCTATTTCTAGGTAAAGATATTTTAAATCTAAAATTTCTGGAACAATGCCTGCAACAGCATATTTCTTCAACTTCATTTTAATATTTTCTTTAATGAGATTTGGTAAGAAATCTCCTGTTCTTGGTTTAATGCTGATAAAAACCTTTCCATACTGCGGCGGAATTAATTCTTCTCCACCAAATACCGAGATAGATTCTGTTTCTGGGTAAATTTTTGCAGGAATTAATGTCTCATAATCATTTGCAGTCAAAGCCCTATTTTGAGATGCATAAATTCTTGGCGCATATTTTTTAATTGATTCAACCCCTTCTATACTTTCTCCACCAATTGAAGATAATCCAGTTGTTAGAAGTGAAATTCCAGACGAAACAACATATTCTGTAGAATTTCTTGTATAAGTTAATCTTCCAGAAAAACTAAATTGACTGACACCATTTCCACTATCACCATTAGTTACAATATATGATGCTTCAATATAGTATCCTTCTTCAAGTGCTTTTCCAAAAACACCGTCACCAAAAATTAATTGATATCTTTCATCTTCAATCTCTTGTAAGAAGTAAACTTCAGATTGGTTATTAATTGAAAATAAACTATCCTGAAGATTATATTTTACAGAAGCAGTTGCTGAAGAATTATTCTTGACTAAGACAGAAATTAAATCAGTATCGATACCAGCATTTGGTAAAATAAATCTTTGATTTGGATTTCTTAAACTATAAGTGAAGTTGGTATTTAATAAGATACCTTCATAGATCTCAATATCAGTAAAAGATGCAATATTATTAACTACCGGAACAGTAATATCTTCTAAAATAGAGAAAACAAATGATTGATTACCAAAAGCACCTGTAGTACTTGCGACAGGTCCTTTTTTTAATGTTAATGATGCAGGAGCAGGATTGATACTTGTAGTATCAACGAAGAAACTTACCGTTGCTCTTGCAGCTTTCTTTGATCGGGGAATATATCCAATATTTCTTGCCAGTGCAACAACATTTTCTCTGAGTGTTGCACTATCAATGAATACCTCATTCGCTGCCATATTGGCATTATATGAGGTAATATAGGTATTGTATGCCAGAACATCAAGAATTGTTGAAAGATTGGATCCTTCAAAATCATAATCAGTAAAATTAGAATTTGACTTTAAGTAATCTCTTAAAGTGGTTTTGATCTGGTCAAAGTCCAGATTTGTAAAATTTACTAATGGCATTTACCTAGTAGGTTGCAGAACGAATTGTAATTGTTGAGCAGGAACATCTGCACCAATAATTCTATAATTAATCACTACGTCAAAAGAACCATTATCATAGTCAGGATTTGTTTGTACCTCAATCAATCTAACTCTTGGCTCATAATTGTTGATTGAATTGCTAATTTCATCACGAATAATCGATGCAGAAATTTCATCAACGTTCTCAAAAAGAGCTCTACTCACTTTAGATCCAAAGTTTTCGTTAAAAAACTTTTCGCCAGGAAGAGTAAAAACAATATTACGAATTGAGCGAGCAATCGCAGTTTCATTTTTGAGCGCAATTAAATCACTATTCAGAGGATTGCTCTGAAAAGTCATACTAATATCTCTGAAACCTTGACTTACTCGCTCTAGTGGCATTAAGTATTATAATTCTACCTTATTTATTGCACTAAAATTCAGTTAAGGGAATAGGTTCAGTACCATATTCCCAGTCATCATAGTCATCATCATTACGAATTTTTTCATGAATTTCTTTTTGAACTTGAAAATCATGTTTCTTGGGAGTGAGATCATCATTTGCAATCTCTCTAAGCATTTTACTTTCCATTTTGCTCCTGATTTGTTAATCAGAACTTTTTACGGGGTTGCTATCCCGAATGATTTTAAACCCCGTACAGGACCGTATAGATGCCTTAGACAGTATTATTTCGATGAAGAGTAAAATTCTTTTGTATACGAATATCAGAGTTTTTGAATGTCCAACATTCTCCGTTACTATCTAGAAACACAACCCATTCAAGATCGTGTTCTTGTGAGCGATCAATACAAAAAAATGCCCAACCCTTACCTTTTGGAGTAAGAACTGGGATTGTAGGATTTAATTGAATCACCGACCTTGACCGCGATATTTCTTCTTACGTCCATTACGAGAGGTTGAACTCAGTAGTGTACGAGACGAGCGCCCTTGACGGGTTTTCTTTGGTGATCCTGATTCAAATAAGGTCTTGTTACTTCCGCCACCTTTAGCCATTTAAATTTCCTCCATTTCAAGTTCATTTGGGTTTATATCTTCTCCCGAGTAAAAACGCTCCGAGAAGTCTTGAAGAATCTCACTACAGTCTTCCATAGTGAGATTTGAATAAATTTTACGCCCTTTATATAAAAGATTGTAAAGTCTCATTTAGATTACGCGAGTTTTTTCATGTCCCACACGAATTCGAGGATCGCACCATGTAACCATACCTGCTGCTTTTGCATCAAGACAGAATGAAACATCCTCACCGCACATATCCTGTACCTTACCAGAATCAAAGACTTGCATCTTCGGAGCAAACCAAGGATACTCCAAACGCTCAAATACTCCGTGCTTAATCAGTACCCAACCAAATCCAGTGTAATCCACTGTGAAAGGCTTTCTACGCTTTGAGATTGAATCAACAGTTTCATGATTCATCACTCCACCATTCTTACGGAAGTCATCTTCTTCTAACCAGTGTGCGACAGAGGTTGTGTGACCATCTTCTGTTGCATACCATCCTGCAACTATTTCCTTTTCATTTCCTTCTGAATCAATTGCCATATCACACAATTGCCAGAACTTGGTAGAATCAAAGACAATATCCGAGTCAATCCAAAGTTGATAATCATATTGTAGTTTACCATCCCAAGGAATTTGATTTGGCCCACGAAGTACATTTGCACCCAGTACCTTACAACGTGCAAAGTTAACCATTGATGAGTAATCTTGTGAGATCTGAATACTCATTCCATTTTGTACAAGATCAAAACAAAGTTGTACAAATGCTTTCAGAAAGATAAATGAACACCCTCTGCCAGGAAGACAGAAGACAATCGACTTTCCTTTCATTCTTGCTTTGATTGCATCATAATCCCACTCTTCTTTTGGAGTAGGTGCTGTTGCCTTAACCGTAAATCCTTTTGCCATAAAGTTTAATCAACCTTCAGATCAATTTTATCAGTCTATTTAGAATTTGTCAATTAGTATTAATGTGATGAATTTAATGAAATCTCCTTATTCACTAATAATTCCTCATAAGACAAATCATCAGTTGTATAATCAGTTCTCATTAATCCTACCATATTATTCAGTGTATTCCATGTTGTCTGGAATTCTTCTTCTTTAATCGAATGCAATAAACATCTATCCTTTGCATAGATGTGATACACTTTTTCCATGGGGGGTTAAAAAATATTGCCGGAAATTTTTGTAGTGAAACTTAATGCACTACTGTTTTATATATCACAACAATACAAAACCCCAACCCAACAAAAAAGGGACGGGGATATCGGATCATCCAACCTGCTAACACAACTCTCCAAAAATTCCAATAAGGAGATCTTCTATACGGGGGGTTTCGAAGACTGATCATGGCCACAGAAATTTTTTATTTGATTGATATTTAGCTGTCAATTTGTCACCTTTGTAGGTTAGGAAGGACCCTTTTTTTATAACACGCCGCCCGACGCCCATAACGCCGCACCGCAAAACACTGCCAATACGTGTCATTCACGCATCGCTATGCTCTGTCTACGACATCATAACATAAAGTGCCCCTCACAGTCAAGCAAGGGGCACACAGTGAGTTATATCAGAATGCCACTTCCCCCAGATTAGAAATACCAAGAATAGACTCAATCTGTGGCGACTC